ACGGAAGCTGAACGGCCTCGGGCGGCTCGGGCGGAAGGGTGTTGTCGGGATAGACCGGATCGACCGGAGCGACCGGCGGCTCAGGCAGCGTGTTGTCGATGCTGGGCGGCGGCGTGCCCGGCAACGTGTTGTCGGGGCGGTTGCCCGAGGCCACGGCGGCCAAGATCTTGAGGAACGCTTCGAGACGATCGCCAGCACTATCAGACCGTGCTTCCTTGGAAATCGTGACGGTCAAGCTTCCCTTTTTCATAACCCTGGTATCGTATTTCGCAGCCATGTCTTCTCTCCTTCATAAGGTCCGCACGCCCGTTGCGCACAGTACCGGCTAGGCTAATAACAACGATGACAGTTGCATGCCAAGCTCGCCGACTCGGACTGTGCCCATATTGCCGACGCGCAGCAAAATGACGATGGCGATCAAGGCGACAAGAACCACCATGACAATGGTTATGATCTGTTGGACTTTGGGGTCCAGGCCAACTTGCTGGATGAGCCAGTAGATGACGATGATGACGATGACGGCAATAGCCACCGTGACCATTAAGCTCACAAGGTCCATGTCACTACTCCTTCTTCACGTTGATGGCCGGTGGATTAATCGGCAGCGGGATCTCGCTACCGGTGCGACCGGGATCTTGACGCGGCCCGCATTGATCGATGAGCTTTGAGATAACCTCATTACGACTTTTCGTCGTTGATGTCGCGTCCCAAACCTGAGCGGTGAGCATGATGACGTTGAGCACAACAATGACTAGCAGCGCCGGCTGGTGTTTCAGCCCATCGACGACGCCACCAGCCACTTTGGTGATTTCCTCGCCGTTCATGGCCGTGACCCTCAAGCCGGTCGCTGTCGGTCGACGATGCGCATGGCGACGTTGGCAGCCTCCAGCCACACCATAGGGCGCAAGACGTAGAGACGGCCTTGATAGTCGGTGAATAGGCGATGATGCGTCTGCGCCTCATCGACCTCCCAGGCTGGCACGAAATGGTCTGGCACCAGCGCGCCGCCTGTGACCTGCATGGTATGCAGGCCATCCTCGACGGGTGGCAGGGTCTGGGTTGAGTGAAGCAAGGCCATGGCGGTCCCCTTTAGGTATCGGCGTAATATTTCTCCACTGCGTCAGCGGCTGGCCTTCGGGGCGCGGTCCAACCGATGTCGTAGATGCGACTTAGAGCGTCGACGAGATCGTCATGCTTGCCCATCGGGAAGAACAGCATCTCCCGCATCAGCGCATGCGTCACGTCATACCATTCGCCATCCTCGTTCTTGCGCCGGATAGCCTTTGCGGCACGCCACCGCTGACCCGCCAGTTCAGCGGCACGGATAAGTTTCGGGGGGTGTTTCTCGTCATAGGGACTGGTGATGATCTCGTTGTTGCGGACTTTCCAACTGCAAACCTGGGCTTTGCCTTCGTCCCAGATCAGGGACGGCAGGAAAAAGTTGTGGTCGCGGAAGTCTGGCTCCAGTCGTTCGACGCGATGTCGCTTTGAGCCGAGGCCTTCACGCGGCCATGCCAATTCAGCAATATCAAAATAATAGTTCTCGCGCTCCATATATTCTTCGAAGACCTCATCATCGGACTGCATGCCGTAGCGCTCATAGCCGACCGCCACATACTGGACACCGACCGACTGGCTCCACTTTTCGTGCATCGAGCGCAAGAAATCCCATCTCTCTTTGAGTCGCATGCGGTGCCGGCAGCCATCGAGCAGGTATTTGTTCTTTTGGGTATCGACGCCAACCACCGCGCAGGCGGTCCGGTCGCTGTCCCGGTTGACGCCCTTGGTCCGCCCCCGAGATGGGTCCATCATGATGTAGACGTTGAGCAGCGTCGGCCTGACCTCCCAGAAATGAAACCAATCGACATCGAAGGTGTTCTCGGAACCGGCCAGCGGGTTCTGCAGCATCTGTGCCGCCACCGTCCGCCGGGTCAGTTTCTTGGTCCTCGCCCAGTCCACCTTCGACATCAGCACCGGGTCGCCATCGAGCTTGCCGGTCTGCGTCGCCGGGTAGAGGCGCGGGATGAAGATGCCCCGGCTGATGATCTCGCCATAGAGGTCGGCCAGGGAGTAGCGGGTGCCGATCATTTGCTGCCGGGTCGCTCCGCCGACGCCGAGATTGGTCGATAGCTCGAAGCCGTCATTGGCGGCGCGGATCTGCTCTTCGTTGGTGACGTTGCGCTCGGTGATCAGATCGTCCCACAGCAACAGCCGGAAATGCGAGCCGGTCGGCATCGCCTTGAGCACCGAGTAGGCCGAGACGGTCGGTTCCTTGGTGGTGGCGAGGCGCTTGACCGTCAGCCCCTCCTGCACCGACCACAGGTGGCCGCTCTTCCTCGGGTCGCCATAGAGAACGTCGGAATAGATCCGCTTGAGCAGGCCGTTGCCCTCCATCGTCTCCTTGATCTGGCGGAGAAACTTGCGGGCCCCTGGCTGGGTGTTGGAGAAGATCGCGATGGTGATGTTGGGATCAATCATGATCTCTTGCAGGCAGCCGCCCTGCGTGATGATGGACGACTTGAAATGGTAGCGGGCCCACAGATCGATGTGGCCATCCGGTGAGGCCTCGACCTCGCGGCAGCGGGCATAGATCCAGGGGTGGATGAGATCGCGTCGGTGCAGCACCATGACCATCAGGCAGAAGCGGTCATTGCAGCCGAGATAGGCGCGCTGGTCATCGGTCATCAGCGGCCATATGGCGGAGTAGTACTCGATCGCCCCGGCGAGGTTCAGCTTGTGCAGGTCGTTGGTGACGAAGCGGCGCAGCTCGATGTCGCCCGGAACCTCAAGGTCGAGGTAGCGAAGGCCTCTCGACCCGATGGGGATTGGATGCGCCGTCACCGCTCAATAGCCATAGCCACCCTCGGAAGAGGAGGTACCACACCACAAACAGAAGTGGCACCGAGATGACGGCCCGCTCCGAGAAGAACATGCTCAGAGCGAGCCACCAGCGCATCTTAATATTCCACAACGACCATGGTCGCAAATGACCGTCCTACTCGGCGGCGGCCTGATCGATCGCCTTCTCCATCGCCAGACCATAGTCGATCCCGCACTGCCGACCCCGCAAGAAGTGCCGAGCGAAGCTGTTTGAGACACCCGCCAGGGGGGCGAGATACTTCGCGTCGAGGTTCCGCTCCTTCGCCTTCTGCGACGCTATCGTCTGCCGGTCCTGCGGGAACGGCGGCCACTCCCTCGCTCCCGGCTTGTACCGGGTATGGCGCGGGCGACCGTCTGACTTGCGGACGGCGTCGGCGGCGCGAGCCGCTGCCACCGCCCGCTCCAGAAAATCCGGCTCGGGCTCCTCCTCCCCGGCCTCCTCCTTGGCCGGCTCGGGCTCCCCGTTTTGATGATGCGCCCACTCATTGAGCGCCTCGGCGATCTCGCCGTAGTCGCCCTTGGGCAGCCGCGTCACCTCCTTCAGCGGCGAGCCGGCAAGCAGAACAAGATCATCGCCCTGCTCAAACACATGATACTGCATCGATATCTCCTCCATCTCTTAATCGGGATCGCTTGTTTCTCATCCAAGTGCGCTGGTAGCGGCGGCGACGCTCTTTCGGGGTCTCATCATCTGGCGCTATCAGCCCTACGCGGGCCGTCAGCGGGAGACTTTCGATCCACATCGCTGTCGCCCGCGACCGCTCAGTGAGCACCGCCACCTTAGCCTGCAAATCGACGATATCCTGGCCCTGCTTCGCCACAAGCCTGACCAGCGCCGAAACGGCTTCTGTTGACATTAGTCATCTTCCTCCTTCTGTGGACACGAATGTCGACAGTAGGGGCGGTTATTTATGACTGTCAAGCGAAATGATTAGGAGGCTCAATCGTCCTCGGCGAGGCGTGCTTGCTTGGCACGGCGGGCCGCATCGCGCAGGCCGACGACGTTGTCTGAGGCCTCGTCGCGGATGGCGTGATGATCGACAGATGGCGCTGCCGGGGTATCCTTGCGCTCGCGCAGGCTGACATCGGACAGATGCTTGAGCAGCACCTCCAGGCACCGCAGCGCCGTCATCAACTCGCCCTTGCGCTGCGCCGTCACGGCCAGGGTGTTGATGCGATGGATGACATCATCGGCCGACAGGTCGAGACGCTCGGCGCGCTTGGCCTTGAGTTCGTTGATGCGCGCGATGACGCCCGGCTTCTGCAAGAGACGTTGCAACTGGCGGAGGGGGGCCTTGGAGGAATAGCCGGCCAGGATGACGGCCTCACTCTTCGTCGCCGATTTCAAAAAGAACCGGCAGAACGCCTCTTCGCGCGGCAATAGCCCGGCATCGATCATATCAGGCTCCGTATCACCCCGACGCCGCCAGATGTGGCGGTCGACGACGCCGGGGCCGATCCGATTAGGAGACACAACCCCTTTGGAGGGTCGCCGACATCATGGCGGCACATGATTCGCGCGTCCACCTAAAATTGCACGTTGCTAATTAGTGAGTATAATCAACGGTTTACGAAAGTGCTTGCTTCCGTCGACGGAAATGATTATACTAGTTTCTCGTTCTACCGCTGTTTGAAAAAAGAATCGGAATGAACTGCCCCGCACCGACAGAGGTTGCGAGGTCTCTCCTGGCCTATTCGCCAGCCGTAGCCGCCAATGGCAAGGAGACCTCCCGATGATCGACAGCGTCAGGCATGCCCATCCGGCGGTGGCAAAAAACACCGGACAGAAACAGTGGAATTGAGAGCGGATCGGCTTGCTGGTCCGCTGTTGGGATCACTGGAGAGAGAAATGACTGACAGAGATTTCGCCGAAAAGATCGTCGAGACCATCGGGACCGTCGTGGTTGCGCTCTGGATCGTCGGTTTCATCGGCTTCGGGATTTTCGCCATCGTTAGCCGTGGGTCGCACCCCTCCCATGGCTACGCCGACGACGACGCCATCTACGAACCCTACACCCCCTGAGGAGCACCCATGAGCTACCGGATTCATCGCGAGCTTTACGTCGACGACGACGCTGACGCCATGGTCGCTGTCGGCCACCTGGGCCAGAGGGTCTGCCTGATCATCCGCGATCGGGACGACGAGCGCGCTGAGTTGACCATCACCGCCGCCCAGGCGGAGCAGGTCATCTTCGCCATCCGTCGCGCCATCATCTACGCCACCGCTGAAGCCAAAGCCGACTGAGTTTCAGACCCAGCCGCCCTCACCGGGGCGGCTCAGCCTGCAACCGGAGAGCCCCATGGCTAACCTTCACAACTGCGACATCCACGTCCGTCTCGACCATGCCGAGGGCATTCACGTCGCCTCGTTCTGGCTGTGGTCGGACGCCCTCTTCTACGCCGAAGCCGTGACCGTCCCCAACGCCCGCTGGGGCGATGTCGACACCGTCTACGTCGTGCAGCCCAACAAGATGGGCCGCGTCGTCAAGCGCGGCGAGGACAGCGCGGCCTGGGAAGTTCTCCCGGCCGCCTGACCCACCCCGACACCCCCGAGAAGGAGACCGCAATGAGCTACCGCATCCACGACCAAGTCCCCGAGTACAAACTCGCCACCTACAAGGACGGTTTCGTCGCCAACCACTCCAAAGATGGCCCGGCCGTCTGGGCCGGCCCCAACGTTCCCCCGGCGGTCGGCTCGATCGTCAAGGTCAGGATGAACAGCCTCGGCTTCGCGACGGTCAAGGGCTACTTCGCCGATGACAACTTCCTCGGCATCAGGGTGGTCTTCCACGATGCCCCCGATTGGCACGTCAGGCAGAACGGTCGCGGCGCGATCGGCCATGTCTTCGGCCCCGAGTTCGACTTCTACGCTGAGCCGATGCAACCCGAACTCTGAGTGAGCGCCGGCCTGCCCCTTCACCGGAGGGGCAGTGCGATGCTCATGAGGCATCCTCGAACCCTGGAGATTTCCATGACTTTCAACTTCGGCAAGATCGGTCGCGGCTCGGTGCTGAACGACGTCAACGCGACCTACGGCGCGGCAGCCCGCCTGGATGGCACCGCCCGCCCCCTCACCGAGGACGAGCTTCGCCGGCTGGTCCCGTCCATCTTCGCGACCACCGCCCACGAGAGCCGCTCGCAGCGCTTCCGCCCGATCCCGACCATCGAGATCTTGCGCGGCCTGCAGAACGAGGGCTTCTCGGTGGTCGGTGGCTGCCACTCGACGAGCCGCGACCCCTCGAAGCGCGACTTCACCAAGCACCTCCTCCGTCTCCGCCGGCTCGACGACAAGTCGCTGCAGGTCGGCGACACCATTCAGGAGACGCTGCTCCGCAACGCCAACGACGGCTCCTCCGCCTACGACTTGGAGACCGGCCTGTTCCGCGCCCGTTGCCTGAACAGCCTCGTCGCCCTGATCGAGAGCATCTCGGCCACCAAGGTTCGTCACTCCGGTGACGTTCAGGCCAAGGTGATCGAGGGCACCTTCAAGGTGCTGGAGGAGGGCCGAATCGCCCTGGAGGCACCGGACAAGTGGTCCCAGATCAAGCTCGACCGCGAGGAGGTTCGCCTGCTCGGTGTCGCTGCCCATCAGGTCCGCTTCGGTGACGCCGAGGGCAACGTCCACACCGCCATCCGCCC